ACTAGCCTTCTCAGCGCATCAGCCGCCTGTCTGGCTATCGGGACGTTCTTACACCTCTACCCTGTCACTCCTAAGGCGGAGCCCCCGACCAATCCAGACGGGCAATCACGTGCTGTGAAGATGCCCAAGGAGAAGGCGGACCTAAATGATTTCGATCATAGGACAGCCGCTCTCGAGGTGTCGGGTATGGTCCAACAAGGTAAGAAAGTCTGGGTGACCCCAGACACTTACATGGACCACCCCGGCACTGGCGTTTGGGTGACCTCGGTGTGCACCACTATGTGCGACGTGTCCCCGATAGCGCCAGGCAACAAGATCCTGACCTCAGGGGACGCCCCCGTGTGCACCGCCGACAGGTCCAGGGGCTACCAGTGCCTCCTCCCGCTAGTCAACCGGCTAGCGGTGTATTCTTTCGCCTCCTGCTACTGCAACCTCGTCAACTGTTTCTCTAACAGGATGGCCGGGGTGCCCGCCCGATACAAGGCGGCTTACGACGCAGACCCTACCGGAGCTACGTATTACAACGAGCGCAACCTGGTTCGCAGGAACTGGCAGGTGGCCATTCCAGCCCTCGACGTGTATTCAAAAGTCTACACGGGGCTGGTGGCCCGCAAGGAGGTGTGTAAGCTCGACCTCAACGAGTGGCTGAAACGCTACCCGTCGAAGATGGGCCAGACGATCTTGGCCAACTGGCTGACCCGTGACGTGCCGCGCACAGTCATGAAGGCTATGGTCAAGTTCGAGAAAAACGTCGCCAGAGACCCAGACTTCGGCAAGCCCAAGTTTGCCGGCATCATGGCCCTGGACGACAAAAAAAACACGTGAGGGGCATCTCAATCCCGGCCTTGGAAGCAAGGGCGGAGGTGGGTCCCTCATGCCACTACGCATCTAAAGCCTGGGCTGTCAACCGCAGCGGCAGGATGCTTTACGCCGTGGGAACGGTGGAGTGGCAACGAGCCGACTGGTGGGACGCCGCGCAAGTGGCGGACGACCTTATGTTCGCCGCCTACGCAGGCGACAACATCCTATTCGCCATAGGACCGGCTTCGGACCGGAGGGCCCTGTGCGTGGACATCAAGAGGATGGACATGCACGTGGACCCTCTGGCGGGGGGTAGGTCAGCCATTGGCTGGCTGACCCTCCTCGGGGAGCAAATCGCCGCAGACTTCTTTGAGAAGACGGTGAACCCCAAGTACAAAGTCCACGTGGCCAGCGCCACGTTGGAGGCCGAGATCGAAGGCACCCAACCCTCGGGGGCCGGCCACACAACACTCAACAACAGCCAAGGCGTGGATGTTCCCATCCACGCCCTGGAACAACACGATCTCAACATCTCGGACGACGACCTCGAAGTCGTCGTCAGAGGCTGCTTCAGCCACTTCGGCTTCGTCATAACTTACGACTGCGTGCACCTAAACGAACGTCCCCTGGACGTGGAATTTCTTCAGCAGAGGTTCTACCTGGCCCTCGACGGCGCGACCACACGTCGCGTCCCTGGCAACAGGATCGGCAGGATCTTAGCACGCACCTTCTGGACTGACAAACCTCTCAACTTGAATAAGAAGAAAGGATTTCTCAGAGGGGTGGCACTGGGTTTGGAAAAATCCAACAGACACGTCCCCATCATCAATGACCTACTACACAGGATCCTGGAGCTCACATCCTCCGTCGCAGCATACTACGACGAGGATACCATGAAGAAGCTGCGCTGGAAGGCCGAAACGGACTTCGAGCCAATAGCCTTCAACGAGCACCCAGGCAGTGAGCAGGAAATAGCCGACCACATCGGCCGACCTGTCACGGAGATCCAAGAGCTCAGGGCACACATCAGAACCATGCCCCTCTTCGGTTTCTTGAACACGCCATCGACCCAAGATCTTGTCGAGGCATTCTTAGACTGGGATTTATGACTAGGCGTAGCTGGCGACGACCGATTATGTCGTTATGTCGCTACACAACAAACGCAAATCTACAGGGAGCCACAGGCTCTCAAAGCCAAATCATGCGCAACAAGCATCTGGAAACACTGTGAAGGGGGCCTACGCCCCCAAACAAGCAAAATTGAGGGTTGGGGACTGGGAGAAAATGGTCACCAATCCTTGGGGCTCGAGGTGCGTTCGCACCCCGAGCGAGTCCCCGTTTACGGGGGCTGCGAGGATGTTCACTCGAACCCTAACAATAGCATCCTCGGGCCCAAAATCGAGGTTCGCCCTGACAGCCAGGCCGAACCTACAGGACACTCTGGCCCTCCAGAGGTCTCTCCCTATAAGACTGCCGCGTGGTGGGTCGCTCTTCTCGCAGACGATCCACCCCACCGGAGACACCTTCAAGACTGGCACAGCCACCGACGGCTCCGTGCTGGCCGGCGAGCTGCAGGTCAGGAACGAAGACGACCAGAGATTGGGCGAACTCGAGACCGTGTTCGACCAGTCGGCTGGTATCTGCTACTGGCCAATTTCAATGCAAGCAGCAGACAAATTCGACTTCGCTGTTCTAGGGGGGGGCACAAAAGCCTTCCTCTACCAGCGGAGCCTCGCCGGAGTTTGGTCGCTCACGGCGGGCTTCTCTCTTACCACGGGAGGAGCCGGTTCCAACCTGACCTTGTCGGAAGACACCACGGGTTTTGCCGTCACAATCAATTCCCCGAACGACAGACCTTATGTCCTTCAATTCAACAACTTCAGCGTCTCCGAACCCGCTTTGGGGGTGGAGGGGTGCTACGACTTCTTCACCACAGATGCAGTCACTCTAAGTCAGGTAGCTACCTACCGCGTCACCGCACTCTCCGTCTTGGCCACCTTTACAGGCAACCAGTTCAACGACGGGGGGGTCATCGCCGCGGCCCGAACCCGGGCGGGCTACTTCTACCCCGGGCAACCTTACGAGTCTCTTACGAGACTCACAGACCACCGCTATTATGGCAAAGCCAAAGAAGGCGCCTACGCGTGGTGGCTCCCGTACTCATTAC